GCGATGTCTTGCCAGTGGTCGATAAAATTGCTGTTACCACTCAAGATGCGGCCAATCTTATTGGCTATCATCTCAAGGGACTCCCTCTGCTCTGCCTTGAGGTCCTTCCAGTTCACGCCGATCTGCATCGTCATTTTGATTCCTTGGCTGACGCTGGAAACCTCGCTGTAGAACCCGTGCGTACTTTCACGCTCCTGTAGTATGTCTTTCACGTCTTCTGCCATTGTAACTCCTTATGCCCGACAAAATGGTTGTGTGGTCCTTGTTAAACAGTCTGCCGATCTGCGGCAAGCTGTAGCCTGCTAGTTGCAGGTCGTTCCAAATCTCGAACCGTACTTCGCAAATCTTTTGCTTGCGCGATTTCCCCACAATTTCCGTCCAGTTATAATTGTGATTCACAAGGACTTTCGCAACTATAGCCCTCATCTTGAAGGGAGCAGATATCCCCTTTACGCAGTTTGGTAGCTTTATCTGCATTGCGTCATTGAAGGTAGATGTCTCCGAAGGTCTCTTGGCCCTAATCTTCTCCATCCTCCTATACTGATCTAGAGATTTTTTGGCAGCGGCTGCCTCCGCCTCCTTTTTGATCTTCTCTCTGCGCTCAAGCTCAAGAAGTATTTCTTTCCTTTTTCTGATGATGTCCTTACGCACCTTATCTCTGATGAGTATGCCGTAGTGCTGACCATCTCGTATCTTACCGAAGTAGGGCTTCCCCTTCTGCGGGCGGATCGCCTCGAAGTGGTCTATCATACGCTGTTCCTGCCCTTCAAACTCTCTCAATGATACGCTCCCATAATCTCCTTCCTCGCTTGCGCCTTGGAATAGGCATAGCCTAGCGTGCCGTGGACCGACACCCAGCGATAGCGTACTCCTCGGAAAGCGGGGGAATTGGCTTTGGCGAAGTATCCGGCATCTTTCCCGAAATACTTAACAGTATAAGTGCCGTCGCCGTTCTTGATAGTTTCGATTGCTGACATTGTGCTGTCCCCTTTGGTTTGGGTCCAGCCACAATGCCACAATCTGATCATTTGGCAACACCGCTGGGTGCGGCAGGGTGTCGCGGGGGTTAATCTCCGCCTAGGCCAGCTTGAGCGGTCCCGAACCTAGCCATTAATATATTAAACTGCTGCCTCAAGGCCCGCGCTGCATCCTGCGCCTCGCTTCGCAGTGTTGATTTTGGCATACTTGAAGCCGCAGCCTCTAGCACGCGAATCATAAGGTCCGGATCTCTCTCCGACAATGCTCGGGCCATTATCGCGTTGACACGATCCGCTGGCATTTTGGATGTAAACCTTTCAACCAAGTTGGCGGCCTGCTGCGCAGCCTGTAGACCAGTTCCGGCGTTCCCGCTTCCAAGCCCACTTACAGATGATAGTTTGGCACCGAACCACCTCGAAAGAGCGCGAGATAGAGCGCCACTAAGAGCGCCAAATTCTTTCACCTCTATGCCAGTAATTTGAGAAAGATCAGATTCAACACCCTGCTTAATAGTCTGCATTATTTTTGCCGACTGATCTTTGCTCACAACACGGGTTCTCTCCATCATTCCAAGCAAAGATGGGGCGGTTTCCCTCTCCGAGACTCTTCTCGTTAGCAGATCGTCCATTACGCCCCATTTACCATTGGAGGCTCTATTAATGTATTCCATAACAGCTGCGCGTAACCCAGCCGTTGCGTCTTCCCCGGCGTTCCTAGCAAGAGTTGCAATCTTGTAGAAATCTTTCTCCGGTGAGTTGCCTTGAATAGCTTTTTGTATGGCTACAGAAGGGTTCTCCTTAGCGCCTATTATCTTAGAGAATGCTGCACGTTCTTTCTGCTTAACAACACCGCCTAAAGCCGCCTCAACCATATTTGCTTTTTTCTGCGAAGCTATAGCGCCGAGCAAATCTTGCTTGTACTCTGGAAAGGCATCAAGGATGGCTTCGTTTTTGCGAACAAAACTCTCAGCCTGCGGGACCTTTATGCGGCCATCGTCGAAAATATCTCTGCCCAACGATCTTATGAATTGATTTTGCGTTGCCTGCATCTCTTCCATGCGGCGCAAGAATTGCGGCAGCTCAGACTGGGCGGTTTCAGCGCGCAACCTTATTGGCTCCATCGCCGCCCCCAACTGCTGCATCCTGCTTACAGTCTCTTGTGGGCGTCCAGCAACGACTGCCCTTTCTAGGGTAGACTCTTGTGGAATCCGTTCTGCTCCAGTCGGCTTCACCCCAAGCACATCACCCGCATAGGTGCGTGTTATTTTGTCGTTTAACTTGCGCGAAAAATCCCTTGCTATAACCGCTGCGGGATCAGAAACTGTTGACATATCATCAAGAGCCCCTTCACTTATTTTCGTCAACTCCCTCACTAGATCGGGCTTCCCAGCAGCCCTTGCGGCTGCGGTTTCGCGCCCTATAAGGGTCCTAATTCTGCCCATTTCCTTAAATGGGACACCCAAAACCTCGCTCTCCGGATCAAGCATATCCTCCGCGACTTTTTTCATTCGACGGGTGAACCCATCAAGCTCGGGGAAGAAACTTTCTTCCCTTAGCATTTCCGACCGGACTGATGCGACCGCGTTGTTAAAGTTATCGGGTGGTATGAGGATTCTTTTGTTAACTCGCCTGTAAAGCGAGCTTTCCATTTTTCGCAAATCTGCGTAAGCCGATTGGACTAATTCTTTAGCTCTTACATTTAACTGTGTTCTAGCAGCCGCAGGCAGCGCAGCTGCCTGCTCGGCGGAGGCTTGAGCTGCGCTTGTGGCCTTTGATATTTTGTTGTCTATCCACGTATCGAACGCCTTGGATGTAGCACTCGCTGCCTTCGTTAAATCATCTACTGCGCCGGGAGCGAACCCAGCTTTAAGCGCTTCTCGCGATGCTATGTCTATCTCTTCCTTGTTGCGAGATATAAGGTTGGCGAGGTCCGGGTCTTTGCTCGCTAGGAAGTCTTGTATCCCAACAAGAGTTTTGCTCTTTGCTGCTTGAGCTGGAAGCAACATCGAGTCCGGGCGCATCCCCTCGACCGCCGCTCTAACCTCGGGAAGAGATTCGCCGGAACTCTTAAATGCCCTTGCGACAGACTGCCCCGCTGCTTGTATATCTGCGTTCTCCCCTCGACCAACAACCGGCGCGGCAAGTTGACGTGCGCGTGCGGCAGACGCCGAAAGGCCACCTAATGCAGACCCAGCGAGAGTGCCCCCAGCTAGCCCGCCTACCGTTTGCCCAACAAGTTGGGCTATGGGGCTGTCCGGCGCTACCACTTCCGTTGCCCCCGCTGCAAGTGCGGCTCCTGCACCAGCGCCGCGTCCAACTGTTCTGAACGCAGGGTTTGTGACAGCCTCTTTCATGAGCTGATTATAAGCGCTGCCGACAGCCGTCCTTGACGGTGTAGCGGATGCTACGAGAGCCTTCGCTGCAGGCGTTGCACGCGCAAGCAAGTTGAGGACGCCGCTTGGGACAAGGGCAGACCCCGTAACGTTTCCCGCTTGGTAAAGGGGCCTTAGCGCTGATGGAATTTCTTTTATATCAGATGTAGCATATTTAGCTTTTGTGCCACCCTCTGAGATGCCAGCTGCTTCTAAGCCTGCCGCGCCGGACTGTAACATTTTGTTGTACGCCGAGATAAGCCCGCTGGTTGCCCTCTGCGGGCCCATAAAATAGTCAGTGCCAAGGGCGAGGTTTACGGCCCCGCCGGGGAGGCCTACTAACGTCCCCAATGTGGACAGCGCCCCGGAAGCAGCACCGCTAAGGGTGGCGGAAAGTGGGCCTTGGGCGTATCCGGAGGCGATATCGGACGTTTCCGCGAGTTCCGATTTTGTTACGGCCTGCGGCTTTTTTTTTGGATCAAGATAAACTTCCGGAAACGTCAGATACGACTGAGCCATTACTCAACCTCCCGCAGCATGCCCTTTATCAATCTAAATTTTCTTTCACCAATTTGCCGGACTTTTCCCTCGTGTTCCATGGAGAAAAGCATAGCCTTAATACTGTCGGATAGTGGTCGTAATTTGTTTACATTTTTAGCTGCTTGAGCTCTTGCGGCTGGTGTAGCATTTCTAGCAGTAGCCGTCCTAATCTCAACATTGAGAGCTCTATCTACGTCGGCTACTGCTGCCTTAAATCTTGAAGCCACTTCTGCTGGCCCAACTGTAATCTTTCCTGCCTCCGGGAACAGCTCTCTCAAGCGTTCTTGAGTCATTTTCAATTGTTTACCGGTAGCTGAGTCACCGGCTGCTGCGAACATATTGTTCCTTATCGAATCGTACGCCGCTCTAGCATCGAAGTAATCTCTAGTTTCGGGCGATGGCCCAACAGTCAAAGCTCGGCCCTTACTGTATATATTTTCCCACGTCCCCCTTGGGCCAAAAAGCGTATTGAAGTTAACATTTTTATTTGGCAGCAAAGTTGCGTTGGGGAATCTCTGTTCAATTATATTTTTAGTCGCGTCCAACGGCGCTGCTGCCGGAGGAGCGCCTATTGACGGGGGAGGTGTCGTGCCCGCTGGCAGACCTGCTGGATTAGCTAAATTAGCTGCGGCTGGCGGGGCACCACCACCTAAGCCATAATCCCCAGTGCCAGTAAGCTCTAACAATGATTTCTGCACATTAAGCTGTCGCTGCAAGGCCTGTAGTGGGTCCCTAGTGGCCCGCGCAATAGCTATTTTACTGCGTATGTCAGCTACAGCTTCGGCTGGCAGCGTGCGAACCTCGTCGACGGTCATTCCAAGGCTTTTGGCGATAGCGCTTGCTCCACTATCTGTAGAAAGCAGATCGCTAAGGCTTTTCATTTTTGCCATTCGGTCTGCCTCTTGCGCTAAACGCAACCTAAGCAGATTCCCTTTTTGCGACTCTAGCCGCTCTCTCTGAACCTGCCCCGGCACATTACCCAGCGCCATAATAGCCTGCTGGCGGAGCTTAGGGTTGTAGCCGGGCTGACCAAGGGCCATCAAAGCAGCGCCACTGCGACCCAAGGTGTTTATAAGGGCCATGCGGTCATCTGCTGGCATGTTTTGGAAGCCGCCAAGGAGGCCGCCAACAGCATCCCCGACGCCGCCGACGGCGCTAGAGATGCCCTTGCCAATGCCGCCTACGACATCGCCAACACCGGTCGCTACGCCCTCTACAGTGCGGCGCAGAGGGTCAAAGATTTCTTCAGCCATTATTCACCACCCCATCCCAAAAGTCCGGGCATCTTGCGTCTAAGCTCGTCGGCGCGCAGAAGGTCCGCAGCGCTCCCGCCGAAGTTATCTTCGCTGCCATATCCGGTCGCGTCCGTCCCCCAGTTGATAGATGGCTGCATAGTAGCGCCACCCTTCATCGGTCCCTGCGGCTGGATCAGAACCGGCATAGAGTTAGACTGATAGTTCTTGGCAGCGTCATCAATGATCTTCTGCTGGGCTTTAGTTGGCGCAACCGCCACCTTGCTGGAGGTGGTAGCTGGCCGGCGCGGAAGCTGGTAGAAGTCTGGCTGGCTAGCGGCTGGCGTGCGCGGAAGCTGGTAGAAGTCTGGCTGGCTAGCGGCTGGCGTGCGCGGAAGCTGGTAGAAGTCTGGCTGGCTAGCGGGGGGGATGGCGTCCACTGGTGGCGTTGGGCGCGGCGTGCCTGCTACACCCGCTGTAATCGCAGCTAATACAGCCCTTTGAGCTGGAGTTGCGCCAGCGCTGGTCAATCGCGCTGCCTCGATGGGGATAGAGGGTCCACTGACAGGCACATTTGAGGCGAATGGCCTAGCGGCAAACGGCGTTGACGGCAGCAACCCCCCAATCGCACGCATAGCCTTGAGGGCGGCGCCGCTGGCGCCGCCGCCAAGGAATAAATCTATAGCCGTTGCTGTCAAAGGATTTTTGGCGCGCATTTCGTCGCGGACTATATTGCGATTAGGCAACTGCTGCATGAGGCGAGCTACCGCTGCGCGCCTGCGCTGCGTCGGCGACTTTGGGCCTGCCAAATAATCGTAGGGGTCGTATTCGTTTGCCATCTCACCAATCCCCTATTCTTAATCGCTATACCGAGCGCTGGACGCCTCGATCTGCGCCTGCAAATTGGCGTTCTGCTGCGTCAGCGCGTCTATCTGATCTTGCCACCCCTTGGTGCCGGATGTAGCCGCTTCCTTGGCTGTGGCTTCCTGCTGCGCGAGATTCTTGGCCTCTGCCGGTGTGTTCACACGCAGCCACGCGGGAACTTGAACACCGGAGATGTCGAGCCTATTGGCAGGGAAGTTGGGGTTGTAAGCCTGCCCAAACTGCTGCGTATAGATCGGGTTGATGGCGTTGACATCAAACTGCGGGATCATGTTCGGCAGCATGGACTGATAGGCCATCGACTGCTGGAAAGCGTCCTCCACACTGCCGGTAAGCTCCGGCGAGTATGGCGCTACGTTTTCATACCCCGTCCCTATAACTCTGTTGCCCACGACTGTTGAGCCAAACGGGACGGCGTTGTAGCCTCCTAGAAGGCCCCCACCGCCGCTGTTGAGAGTGTCCAAAGCATTATCGGGAGATATAGCAGCGTCAGTCAGTAGTCCGGTGCTGATAGCCTGCGTAGTTGTTGGCCATACATTATACAACTCCTGCGCAATATCCGGTGTAACATTGTAAAGATCACCGATGTTCCGAAGCGACAAATCCCTATACGCATCTTCCCCGATGTCGGCGGCTTGCGCAAATTCTTTGGCCAAGTTTTCGCGGGATATGTTCCCGCTTGTGAGCTGATCCGTCCAATAGTCGAGTCCGGCGACATCCCCCTCGCGATCCAAGCCACCTTGGTAAAGGCCGGATATATAAGCCTCATTTGTAGCCCTGTCGGCAGCCTCAGCCTGTGCATATGCAGCGGCCTCGGGAGATGCTGCAAAAGCGCTGCGAATAGCTTCTATCGGCTGCTGGCCGCTACCAAGCAAGCCAGCGTAATAATTCAATCCAGCCGGATCGGCCTCGCGACCAAGATACTCAGAATATAGCTGCTGAACTTGCGCTAGTTCGTTTGCGGTGGCCATGTTATCCTCGTGGGTAAATGCGCAGCCGTAGCTGCGCAAGTAGCGTTAGTGGGTCGCCATCGACTTATATTCGTGGCAGCTCATGAACTCGTCCTTGATGACATCGTAGTCAGTTCCGGCTGACAAGACGCCCATCCAGTAATGAAGCCCAGCCACATCCGGTTCGCGCTTCAGAATACTTGTGTACAGATCGCGGATTTTACGTTCCGGGCAGATTTTGAACTCATTCTCAATCTGCTCCAGCGGCGCTCCATCCGTATAAACTTTAACCCAATACTCAAGCCCAGCCTTGTCAGATGCTCGACCAAGGTATTTGCTGTACAATCCTTCAATGACTTCCATTTCTTTCTCCTTTGTCATTCTAGGTAGCCTCCGCCACCGCCGCCAAGAAGCCCCATAAGGCGCTTTAGCTCATCATCTTGCGGCGAGCCCATTATACCAGCTAAATTCACGTTTGTCCCACCCCGAGCTGCTTTATTATAGACGGGCTGCATAGGGGTTGGCTTAGGTTCACTCGCTGCTGCCAACTGCGCCAAACTAGCTAAACTTGACGCCATACCGTAGCCAGCTTGCGCTGGTGTTTTTGCGGTAGCTGCCGCTGCCGCAGGGACCTCCATTGGAGTAACAACTTCCCGCCCAGCAATTGTGTTGGCTATCGTTCCCAACCCATTCCGCGCAAGATAGTTCAATCCGGACCCAATTGACTCTAGAGCGCCGGGAGTTGCGGCTGGAGCTGCTGCTGGGCGAGCAGGCGGGACAGGGGCGGCCCCATCTGCTGCAGGGCGAGTTGGTGACGCTAAGGCCTGCGCCCCATCTAGAGGCGCGTTGTACCAGCGCATACCCTTCGCGACACCAGCAGGATTGGTGAATGCTGCCCACTCGCCTTTGAGCGAGCCGAGGATAGAAGGATTCATTCCAGACTTCTGTATATCGGAATAAATATCGCGACCAGTGACGTTCTTATATCTTTGCTCAGCGAGCCGAAGCGCCATCCTATCTTGATCAGCAGGGTAGAAAGAACCTCCGCCCATTCGCTTATATGTGTCGTAAATAATTTGGTAGCGCCCAGCCGCGCTGGACCTCTTGCCGCTTTTGGGTATGGTTTCGTAAATGCGCGGATGCTGCTCGTAGCCGCTGAATGTCGTGCCGCCGGACGGAGTGTAGCGAACATCGTAACGCCCAGCGCTCTCCGGACCAGCAATAGCGTTTAGAAGCCTTCTTTGTATTTCCGTCAAAGCCATCACACAATCACCTTCTGCTGGTCAACAGCATCATTAATGATGTTGATGCGGCGCATCACTTCCTCGCGCTGCTCATACGGCAGGTTGTGGATACGCTCACGGTTGTCATCAAGGTACGCCGTGCAGTCCCAGCAATCGCGCCCCGTCTTCTCCCCCATCTTGTAGCCGGGAGCCAGCTCGGCACCTACAGACTTTAGGTACTCAAAAACCTCATATTCGGACCAATCTTGGATTGGAAAGATGTGCTCCACCCCATCGATCACCACACCACTGTTGGTAGTTGATTTGCGCCGGTCGTTTCCGCGCTGGCCCTTGATTACCTTTGTGACCCCCAACTGCTTAATACCCTCGTGCAGGGGAACCCATATATTTGCGGCACAGCATTCAAGATGAGAGCGCATCAGCGGGCCCTCGTTTCCGGTAATCAACTTACCCAAAAACGTATTCTCTACAGGGACAACATCCACCGGCCAGCCATACATCTCTATATTTTTGGGCTGGTCAGAGCGCAGATGCACAAAGTGCGGCAATCGCTCTTTCCACCCCATCATGTAGTCCATCATCTCGGGGTAGCACGCACCAGTGTCCATCCACACGACATAGATGTCATCCCATCTGTACCTATTAAGGTACAGACAGGCCAAGCTGTCCTTTCCACCACTGAATTGCAGAGCGGTATCCATTATAGCGACGCTATAGAGGCTAGAAGACTAGCCGTGGTAGCGGCCATGCCCAAGCCGCTCGCTAGACCGCTGCCGCCGCTGCCGCTCGTCGTCTGCGTCTGCGTGCCGCCATACGGAGTAGCGCCGAGGGCTTGCAGCGGAATTTGCAACTGCTGGAGCGGGAACTGCTGGGCCTCTGTGTAGGCTTGTTTGGCAGCGTCAAGCTCGGCTTGCTGCTGGGCTTGCATCATAGCGTTGGCGCTGATAGCGCCGCTAGCGCCCTGCAAGAACGCCTCCTGCCCAGCGCCAGCCAATGCACCAAGCGTCTGCGCGCCGGTTGTACGGATGCCAGCGCCTTGCAGGCCAGCCGCTTGGTTGGCCTGCTGTGCCTGCAAGAACCTCGCAAGGTCGCTCTGCGCCGCGCCCTGCGCCTGCGCAAAGTTCTGACTGTAGAGGTTCGCCGCCATATCCGCAGCCTGCTTCTGTGCCGCAGACCGCACAACACCTTCTTGGATGCCCTGCCGCGACCCGCCAAAGGCCCGCGCACGAACAGCATCAGAATAGGCTTGGTTGAGGTTCTGCTGCTTCTGCGTTTCTAGCGTCTGCAAAGACTGGTCAATCACGTTCTGCGTGTATGGATTCATATACGGAGAAAGGTCAGTCTGAGCGAGCGAGCCGGGGGTAATCTGCTGCGGCTGATATTGACCGGACCTAGCAGCCTGCGTCTGAGCTAGAGCATAAGCTGGCTGCGCCATAGCGTAGTTGTTTGACAAAGCGCCGATAGCTGATACTTGGCCCGGCGTCATCGTCGCAACGCGCTGGCCCTCATACGGCCCCGGCATCTGCGCAGAGATGTCATAGGCGGCTGCTAGGTTGCGGCGACCGGCCTCTTGCACCCACTCGGGGTACTCCGTTTTGTTGATTTGAGTAGTAGTTCCACCGCCCATAGCTAAGTCCTTTAAGCAACATCAAGCGTGTGGACGACCCACCGCTTCTTCCAACCATCGGTAGCTACTTTTTCCCAGCCCATTCTACCGCACGCTTGTATGAAATTACAGCCATTTTCTCGCGCAAACTGCACGATCCGTGGCTGCAACTCTTTCAGTTCGTCCATATTGCCAGCCGCCAAGAAGATGCTGAGATAGCGCTTCTGCGGGGCCGACAGTATTTCGGTGACGCATACGCTCTCACCGTTCTCGAACATCTGTAGCCGCCCTTCCGTTAGCAGCTTAACCATATCATCAAAGGTGTGGGTATCGCCACCCTTTTTTAAAGCCTTCTTAATCTTGCGTACAATCTTGTCCTTGCTCATCAGACAGTCGGGGCTCCAGTTTGTCCAAGAGGAACGGAAGTCGTGACAAGGTTGCCGGAGTTGTCAACAGTCACCTTCCAAACGCTGTTATTCGGGGCCAAGAGCAATATGCTCTGAACGGCTTGATTGCGCGTAACAGTCAGCTCAATTGTCTGCTCCAGCAGCGTGAAGGCATACTGGAATGTGTCGCGCTGGTATTGCTCGGGAGGCGGTGGAAGCGTTACTCTCATCGTCCTCCCCCTGCCGTCATCTCAAGGCGCATTTCACCTATAGACCACTCCGCATCTTCCGTTGCTGCTATCTTCACACGGAAATCGCGCCCAGTCACACGCATGTCGGTGTACCCGTTAGAGCGCGGTGTGTAAGGACCGGATGTCGTTTCTGTTCCCTCCGGCGTAAATGCGGAGAAGAACGTCAACTGCGTGCTGTCGTAGCCGTAGCCGCTGTCTGTTATGGCCTGCCTAACGTGAGAAATAGTATTGCCGTTCTGAATGTTGAGAGAACCACTCTCTGCGTAGCGAGATGTGGTTATAGGGACGCCAGCATTTGTCCAGCCGCTTTCATGCTCGTATATGTAATTCTGCGGGCCGGAGGCGAATGGATACTGGAACACACCAGCACCGCACGCTGCGGTCCTCGTCATCTCCCCGACTGACCACCAGTCCTCAGCGTAGCTATACACGACATATCTGTTGGGGTATTCGCTACCTTGCGATGGATACCAAAACCACGCCTCTGGGAAGATGTTGTTTTCGGAGCCATGTGTCCACAGCGCGGCTGTTGTTGGGTCTAAGTCCTCAAAAACGTAGGAGCCAACCGTGCAGGGCATTGGCCGCACAGTACCGCCATCGTACATCCAAAACGACTCGCGACCCATCCAGTAGCAACGTCCAGCGGATGTGGCGAAGGCTCGCGGGGCGACAAGCCCGCAGCCGAAGCCAATCCGCTCAATAGAGTAGATATACGGCAAGCCTATGTAGCGCATCAGCCACGCTTCATCTTCCGTGAAGATCAGCGTGCCTTCGCGAACGGGAGCTGCCATGACAATCTTGTTCTGTGTGTCAAGGTCAAGATAGCCAGCAGTATTTGTAGTGTTGGCAAAATCCCAGTCCGTGTAGTCCTCAGAAGAAGACCACGCCACGCGGCGGTTATTGCCATCAGCACCGATAAGAACGCAGTGGCGCTCGGGCGTTACAACAACACCGCGATTGTTCGTTGGTATGTCAAAAATGGTGACAACACCGCCAGTTCCGGTTGCATCCGGCCCTGCGTCTGAAAAGGTGAATGTCTCTTCAGTAGGCACAGAAACAACGGTCCAAGTCCCGTTAAATGTTGATTGGGTATTGCCACTGATTGTTACATCGTTACCGGCGGTAATACCGTGATGATGAGCTGTCGTTACCGTCACCACATTAGCAACGCGCTCGGCGCTAATGATTTCCGCCTCGTCAACGGGGTGCGCGTAGTCTTCACCAACACCCCAGTGCAGCAAACGACCATCAGATGATGCCACAGCAAGGATGTCACCACCCCAGTTATCTATCGTCCAAGAGAATGTAGGAAGGAATGACTGGGTAGCTGGGCGCGGGTATGTCCCATCCGTGTCGTACCCATAGTATGTATAGCCATAATTGTATGTTCCGTAAGCGCCAGTCGCTCCCACATCTGCGCCTACAAAGTCGAGCGGCGTTACGTCTGTATAGGTAGAGCCCTCCAAGATGTAGAGCTTGTCTTCACACCCCACGGCGCAGTATGCCCCGCCGTCTGCGCCTGTCCACGGGAACATGGCGCGAACAGGGCTGGCGAGAGGCGTCTGCGTGATGCGCTGCCAACCTCCAACCGGCAGCAGCTTGCCGGAGCGCCACCGCACAAGGTTAGCGTCCCAATAGCGCCCTTTTGTCTGCAAGGGCGTTGCAAGCTTTACTACCCCCGGAGGTATGCTGACGGGAGACAATGGCATTACTTAACTCCACAAAAACCATTGCGACGGGCATTGTTTACCTTGACCTCAACAATGGTGTCTGTCGTGTCTTTAGAGGACCAACTAATCGGCTTCCACACGTCGCACGCTGTGCTAATCCCGCCGATAGCCGTCACTCTCGCGCACCCGCTTAGGGTCACGGCTGACAGCATCACCAGCAGTAATGGCAGCTTTAGTCCGGTTGATAGCCTCGGCATTGGCTTCTTCCTTAATCTTGCGCTTTGCGTCTGATCTACCTTTACCATAAATCGTCAAAATTGCCACCACTATCCCGCCGATAGCAGCAGCCATTCTGCCTATTGGAGACAGAAGCCAGCTAATCATCAGTGCCTCACAAGGAGTATGGCAAGTACGCCAAGCACAAGCATAGCATTAATTGC